ATGAAGATTATAAAAATAAGGAAATAGATGCAAATGAAGATTATAAAAATAAGGAAATAGATGCAAATGAAGATTATAAAAATAAGGAAATAGATGCAAATGAGAGGGGAAAGAAGGATAAGAATAAGGATTTGAAAAATATTATAGAAAAAAGGGAAAATGAAATCGAGATAAAAGATAATGAAAGAATATTTGTGAATGAATCTCCTAGATCTACGAGTAGTGAAATAAATATATTAGTAAATGAATTTGAGTTTTAGAATAGAATATGATGTTTATGGAATTTTAAAAAAAACAAAAAAAAAATAAACTATTATTAATCCATGATTATATTATTAGATAATGATGGTGAGGAAAGGATTTTAAATGGAGATGAATATAATAATTATATAGAATCAAATGATAATCTAAATATAAAGAAAATATCAATTTTGGATGAAATATCAACATTTGTAAATTCGATTCAATTTATTGAAGGTGTGGAGATAGTTCAAATAAATTTTTGTAATCTTTTGGCTATGCCAATGAATATTCCAACTAATATCATAGAATTAAATCTATCTTATAATAATTTAAGATCATTAAATTTAATCAACTTTACGAATTTAAAAAATATAATAGCGACAAATAATAGATTGAGTTTATTAGAAGGGTTGAATGATACAATTGAAAGTATTAAATTAAACAATAATAGTTTTACATTCCCACCAAGTATACCTGAAAATTTAAGATTTTTAAATATTTCCAACAATATATTAGTAAGAAAACCTGAAGTGAATGATGATTGTGTTTTAATTGATAGAAATAATATTTATGCAGAAAATAATGTGAATACAGAATATACAATTGATTTTACTCAAAGTAATAATTTCTACTATGATATTTTGCCATACCAACATAACAATTCAAATTTATTTGAAAATAATAATGTTCCTACATATTCTGAAACAGGATATGAAGATATTCCAAGTCCACATCATACAGACACGACATCATTAATTGATTTGGATGAAATAACAAATATATCATCTGTACAATTTTCAATTCCATTATTACCGACAATGAACCTAGAAAATAATTTAGAAGAAGAGTATTTAAATGATGATGATTTAGATGATGATTATTTCGATGATAATAATGATAATGATATAAATAGATATAGAGAGAAAATAAAAATAATAAATAAGTTGTATTCAGAAGATAAAATTAAAATTCCAGAAAATTATCTCTGTCCGATTAGTAAATTATTATTATACAAGCCAGTATGTGTATCAGATGGTCATACATATGAGAAAGATTTTATTAAAGAATGGTTGACTTATAGTGATAAATCTCCTATGACAAATTTATCATTAAAAAATAAAATTTTGTTTCCAAATTTATGTTTAAAATCAATTATTCAGAATTGGATAGATGATCAAACAATAGAATTGGATAGTGAATTTATTGTAAATGGAAAAAATATATCTATACAAAAAACGGAAGGGAATAATGAAAATGTAATAAATGAAGACAAGTTTGAAATATTTGATCATGAAAATTTCAAAGAATCTGAAAATGAACAACCATATATTAATGATGAATCTTTAAATAATATTGATAGAGATGATAGTAGACCTGAGATGAATATAGAAGCGAATAAAGTAAATTGTATAAATCCTATGTATAGAAATATCACAGAAATAAGGACTGATAATGAAGATTATGATTTTAATTTACCAAATTGTATTGAAATGATTAATTTAAATACTAATGATCAAAAAAAAATGATAAATGATAAAATGACTGAAAGAAGGAATAATTTGGGTTATAATAGTGATACATCTAGTGAAAATGTTCAAGAAATTGTTGATGGAAATATTTTTGGGGATATTATAGATGAAGAAGCACTTGTAGTAGATAATATTGGGACTAGTTTAAATAATTCATTAGATAATAATATGATTTTAACTGTTAATGAAATAGACAATGGAGAGGAAATTAAAACAACAGAAAGTGAAAATGTAAATATAATAGAAAATGAAGAGAAAATTAAAACAACTGGAAGCGAAAATGTAAGAATTATGGATAGGATGTATGGTTTATTATGTGAAAATGTATATTTATGTTCTTATGTGAAAATAGTTATTTTGATCATAATATTCCAATTATTAAATATATAAAATTTTTTATGAAAATAGGGTAAAAAAATTAATATATAAATATAATATATTTATGATTTACAATACAGATAAAATAAATATAAATTTAATATATTTACTTCAGTTTTATGTTATAAATTTTAAAAGAGAAAACGATTTTAGTGATAATAAGTGCGATTATTATATTGATTTGACTAGTGATAAAAAAGAAATAATTTATAATGATTTAAAATTTTATGATATGTTGTTAAAAAGTGAAAATTTCATAGATAAGGTTTTGAATCTTGGGTCATCATTATCATTTTTTTTTTTAATTTTTGTTATTAGGAAAAAGGAGGAAAAAAAAAAAAGAAAGAGATAAATAACAAACCAATTGTTATATAATTATTTGTAAAATATAATCTTATATATTATATATATTATTATAATAATGAAGCCTATTAAATTCCTAATTATATTTTTATTTTTCATAATAATATTAATAATAATTGATATCATAATTAGAAAATTAAGGATTATGAAAATCGAAAATTTTGAAAATGAAATCAAGTTATCAAAAAAATTAAAAATAGAAGACATAAACAATCTAAAGAAAGGACAAAAGATTTTATCACAGATGTTTAAAGAATTTAATATAATATGTCGAAAATATAAGTTGAAATATTGGTGCGTATCGGGCACATTGATTGGTGTATTAAGACATAAAGGTTGGATACCATGGGATAACGATATAGATGTTGCTATGTTAGAGAGTGATTATCAAAAATTTAAAAAATATGCAAAAAATGAGTTATCACCGAATCTATGGTTACAGGATAGCGATAATGATAGAAGATATAAAAGGAGAGGATTAGATTGTATAAAAAAAATAAGACATTTGCATTCATGTTATATAGAGAGATCATTGATTGAAGATAATAAAACATCATTTAATGGATTATCATTAGATATATTTGTATACAGAAAAGAGGGGGATATGTTAAAATTTGATTGTCAGATAGATAAAGACATAAAAGATTTGGCATATACAGATGTTTTTCCATTACGAGAGAAGAAATTTGACAACATGAAAGTTTACATACCTAATAAATATCAACAATATAGTGTAGATAATTGGGGATCATATCCACCTAGAATGTTATCACTAGCGGATCGATATCCATCGAAAGGTAAAATAGATCCTAATAATACATGTGATTTTCATATGAATTTGTATCCGAAGTTAAATTTAATAAAAGAATTGAGCATTATTCCAATAACAGAATAATGTTACTAAACATAAATTAAAAAAAAAAAATTGATTTTATCTATTCAATAATATTAAGTCAAAAAACGATGGGTAAAAATACAAAAGGTGGAAAAAAATTTAAAAAAGGGAAAAAAAATACTTCACCAATTAAAAAGGCGGTCGTACTCAAAGAAGAAATGCAAGAATATGCAAAAGTCATAAAAATTCTGGGTGATTGTAGAGTAGACTTAGAATGTAATGATGGTAAAAAAAGAATCGGTCATATTGCTGGAAGATTGAGAAAAAGAGTATGGATTAGAAATAATGATTTAGTGCTAATTAGTCTTAGAGATTATCAACCAGAAAAATGTGATGTGATTCATAAATATTCAGAATCAGATAAGAATTATCTTGTAAACAAGGGACATCTTAAAAAAATTGAAGATGAAGAAGAAAATAATAATTCTATACAATTTACAAATGATCCATTAGAAAATGAAGAAGATGAAGATGATAATGAATGTGCTTTTAATTTTGATGAAATATAAATTAAATAAGGTTTTCTGTAAATAAATTTAAATTATTTGTTATAGTGCTTGATTTAATTTTAAAATTACAATTTTTGATAATATTTTTTGGATTTATATTTTTTAGGTCATCAAAAATATTAAGTATTAATTTTTTTTGTTTATGATTAATTTTAATTTCATAATTTGGTGTATTATTTAGATGAATATGATAATCTGGAATTTCTTGAATATCAATTATAGATTTATGATGTTTTACAATTATATCATCAAATTTAGAAATAATATTTTTGATGACTTGTATGGCTTCTATATCAAAGACAATCAATTCAAAGTTAATATTTAGTGAGTAAACGACATCAATAAATACTTTATTAATAGCTTCAATAAAAATTTTTTTTTCTTCATTATTTAAATCAAAAATATCTAAAGTATTTAAATTAAGTTTAATATCCAATACGAAAGTATACCAATCGTTTTCATTTATTTTCCAGAAAGTTTTTTCTAAATAACTCAAATATAAATTTTTATTTGATTCATATATTCTATGATCATTGAATAAGTGTATAATAAAATGATTAAATATTTGTAAAATTTTTTTTTTTTTTTTATAGCTTTTAATTTCTTGATTTAAAGATTCATCATCGATCCAATTGTTTCCATATTCTAAATGATCATTATCATTTCTTACAAGAAAAAAGTGTTTTGTAGCAACTTTATATTTTTTTTTTATTTTGAGAATTGCTTTTCTACCTCTATTTACTTTTAGATATTTGAATGATATTAAACATTCTTTATTTTCATAATCTAATAGTTCACCAAATAAGCAGTTATCTCCTATATTAGTTATTTTTATATTAACTAGTTCATTATTTTTGGGGAAGTCTCTATTATAAATTTTGGATATATTCATTTATAAATCATTAGATTTAATTCTTAAAAAATTTTATTTTAATTTAAGATAGTATATGAACCTAATTAGTTGGAATGTTTGGGGAATGATTAGCAATCCTAATTTTTTGACTTCACCATCTAAATGTATTGCTGATGTAATTGACCAGAATTTTGATATAAATAAAATAAATCAAAAAAAAAATAGAAAGAATTTAATAATTCTACTTATTCAAGAGTGTTGGATTTTTTATGGATTTTTTGTAAGTGAAAATAGATTTATATCATTTCCAGTTTATATCATTAGTTTACTAATTCCTTTATTTTATTATTATAAAGCTAATCCAATTAATAATATAAATTCATTATTAGAAGAGAAGTCATTACATATTTATCAAGATTCCAAAATAAACGCAGCTAAGTATACCAATTCGGGTCTGTTAATGATTACGAATCAGAAAGCTGATTCAGAAGGTTATAATTATTTTAGTAAACATAAAAGTATTGATTCAATTGCTTCTAAAGGATTTATGTGGATCATCTATGAATCATATAAATTGATCATTATAAATCTACATCTACAATCCGAAAAATATCATAAAATTAAATATGAACAATTGGATGAAATTCGTTCATTTATTGATAAGTTTAAAAAAAAAAATTATTATATTTATATTGGTGGAGATTTTAATCTGAATATCAAAAATTATAATGTTAAAAAGAAAATTTTAAATATTTTTGATAATATGCTTATATTAACGAATTATCAAGCTACAACAAATAATAATAATTGCTATGATTTTTTTTTAACTAATTTTATTCCTGAGAAATACGTTTTTAAAAATATAAAAAATCAATTATCCGATCATGATATCATAAAATTAAAAATATTTGATAGCTAATGATAAAAAATTTGATTTAAAAAATATATTCTACATAATTGTATATAACAACATGTATTGCTTTGTAAATGCTGATAATTTTTATAATGATTTATCTGAATTTACATGGGGTGATCTTCTAAAGAAAGTTCAAATGATTTTGGATGAAAATTCAAATAACAAATATAAAATTGACTATGGATTCTATGTCGAAGATATTAACCAACATTCAGAAGAAATCGGTAAAAGAATATTTATAGGTGATCATTTTGATTCAAAAAGTTGGGAAGGACAATTAATTATTCTAAAAAATTTTTAAACATAGATATGTGAGAAAATTATAATATAAAAATTATAAAGGAAATCCTGAAATGTTATTCGGATTATCATAAGAAATATATAACGAGAAGAGTTTATAAATAAGTTAAAAAAAAATCTATAAAAATTCATATATTTCTATTCCAATAAAAAAAATTATTTTTTATATTTTTATATTATATATTATTATAAAACTATGAATGAAGATAAGAGAAAATTATCTGGTTTTAATAAAGATTTAGCAGATATACATGAATTAGCAACAGCATTTGCATTAGATAATGATTTAGAACCTTATTATAATATAAATAAAATAGAAGATAATTTAAATTGTATGATAAAAAAAGAAAATAAAGTAAATGATACAAATTATAATTATGAAGCAATAAATACTTGGCTTAAAGCTATAAGAGGTAGTAATGAGATTCTTACAAATTTAAAAAAAGTATTTCAAAAAATGATAACTAAACCATCAGCAGCTGCTGTAAAATTTAATCAAGGAATATATGCTGGATTGAATCTAAAAAATATTGATTATATTAATGAAATATTAAGAAAAAATTTTTATATAGGTCCACCAGATAAATATAAAGATGAAAATAATTTTAGCACCGATGTAAAAATATCATTAAATGATGTAAAATGGTCTAATGTACCGGGTAAATTTGAAAATGCAACAGGTAGAATATGGAGAAATAATCCCTCTGATATTGTAACAAAACTAAATCCAGCACCAAGTCCAAGTAATAGTTTAAATAAATTAAGAGATATTGGCATATCTTTAAAAGCAACTTATGAAAAAGGAGAAATAGGATTTTCTAATTCAGGTGTATGTGCAACAATTGCATTTTATTTTGGATTAGATGGAGAAATAATGAATTATGGTACTCAGCTAACAGAAACTTTTTGTGGTACATCTCCTACTTCGGATATCTATAAAAAAGCAGTAGAAATTGTTGACTCTTGGACTAATTATAATGACTATGTAATTAATAAGTTTTATGAAATCATCGGAAAACCAGGATCGCAGTTAAATACTAAATACCGAAATGAATTAATAAAAGAAATAGAAAAAAAACCAGCTTTGAAATCCCAGCTTGCTCAGGGTCAAATGAATCAAAAGATTCAAAGATGTCTTTGGAAAATTTTAATGAAGGATAAAAGTACAAAAAACGAATCTCTATCAATTGATTTTCAAGCAAACCGTGAAAAAGCCAATTTAGAAATAAGAGATAAATTTTATGATTACGTTCGTGCCCAACTTTCTAGATATCAATCCACAGATCATAGAATAATACAAGAACCTACTTTTGTTGAATTCGATTCGGAAATTGACGATAATCCTGAAGAAACATGGATAGAATATGTTGAAGCATCAGAAAAATTTGCTATTCGTCAAGGTGAAAAGATTAAAATTAAATTTGAAAATGATGACGGTACACCGGGTGTTGAGGAAATTTATTGTATGATAGATACAATACTTCCACCTAAAAAAAGATTTACAAAAAACAATTCTGGTTATGCTATTCAAATTGATGAACCTAAAGAAAGATATATTTTTACTCCGTATGGAATTGAAGGAGATCCAAATGATAGACCTAAATGGTGGTATACCCCAGATCATATTATATGTTCTGAAAATGTATCATCTGGTGGAGGTAAAAAAAGTAAAACTGATGATTATCCAATTGAATGGTTTAAAATACCAGTAGAAAAAGCTTACCAAATCTTATGTGGAGGTCTCAAATTACCACATCCGAAACCAGATAAGGATGTTCAATGTATTGATCGTGAATCAGTTCCATATTTAAAAGTTTTCTCAAAATCAACTGAATTAGATATTTCAAGACCAGGTTTGGCAAGATACATAAAAAAAGAATTCATTCATAAAATTTCAGATATTGATTATGTAAATGTAAGTATTCAAAGAGCTGGTACACAAGGTCTGTTTCTACAATTTGGAACAGATGAGGAACAAAAAAAACTTTCAGATAAAATACTAAAAATAAGATGGAGACTTAAACCAGCTGATGTTCCTCCTTGCTCAATAAAGGTAGATGGATCTGATGTAAAAACTGATATAATTGTTTATTCTGGTGGTGCAAAAACACGCAGACAAGCAGAAATGGAAGAAAGAACAGTAAAAGAAAATTTTCAAAATGAATTAAAATTACTTTTTGATACAAATCCAAAATACAAAAATTTATTAGATGAATTTAATGATATTCATAATGATAATATTCTAAATATTGAAGATAAAGTTTATATACCCGGAAATGAACAACTTCTAAAAGATCTTGAAGAAACTAAAAATAATTTTAAAATTCAATATGCATTGGATTATTTAAAAAATGATTATTGTATTCGTAATAGAAAAGAAAGAAATCAAGTAGAATTAACAAATCTAACTTTTGAAAATTATTTAAAAAATAATGATCTCAGTGATAGAAGATATGATAAACTTTCTGAAAATACATATATTATAAAAACTGAAAATAAAGAAGAAAATGATTTTACTTTAATAATAATAGAAGATCCGGTAAAGAAAAGTGGTTTGGGAGAAGATAATATTATGGAATATTTTTGGACTTCACCTACAGGTCAAAATTTTATAGAAGAAAATAAAGAAATAAATGAATATTCAAAAGATTTAAATTCTTTAAAACAATCTTTAGAAATATTTTGCAAAATAAATAGTAAAGCTGCTAAACTAGCAATTGAAACTATGAATACTAAGGAAGATGTTGATACTATGGATGTTGATACTAATTATGAAATATTAAAACCTTATATAATAAATAGAAGTACTTTTAAGTATATTTGGATGTGGTTTAGGAGTCAACCAGGATGGGGGATGATAGAACATATAGATACAGGAGAGTGTGATCCAACTAAACTAACAACATCAGGTGTAATGGTAATGGGGAAGAAGAGGCAACTGACCGACAGTACGCCACGTTCGCGCTCGAGGAGGAAGTTAAGCAGGAGCGGGAGCGGGATGAAGAGATCAAATAAGTATAGAAAAGTTGTATTATTAAAAAATAAAACCAAAAAGAATAGAAAAAAAACTAAATATAGATTAGGAAGAAAAACAAGAGGAAAAAAAACAAAAAAAAATACACCATAAGAAAATGAAAAGATAGATTTCCATTATTAGTAAAAAAACTGTTGTTCAGTATCCACTTAAGCCGCTTCTATCTTATTAATAATCAATAAGAATAAAGATATATAATATTATAACCATACCTAAAGTTTAGATCCTTACTTTTTTTTAATTACCAATAGTATTTGAAATCTATACAATCATCT